CACGCAGAAGCCGATCAGGAAGCTCGTGAAATAGGACGGCCGCGCGTCGCCTGAAAAGATCGACTGCCCGCCCATCACGCAGTTCGACGATGGTCCGACCATGCCCACATCTGGATGCCGGAAGAAAGCCGCCATGCGCCGGAGCCAGAGCCAGGAGCTACGTGGAAAGAAAAGATCGTCGTTCAGGAAGCCGACAATCTTGCCGTCGGATTCGACGAGCCCACGTGCTAGGCCGCCTTCCCAACCGAGGTTCTTACCCGCATCGATCACGCGAGCGTTGGATCGAACGAAGCTGGGAATCGACTCTTGCTCGCCGTTATTCACGACAACCAGATCGAACGGGCAAAACCGCCGATAAGCCAGAAGCGACGACGCCGTGCCGTAGAGGTACTCGGGGTTGTTGTAAGTCGGCACGATCAACGTGATCTTCAAGCGTCGGTCCTCATCTGTGCCAGCTTGACTGAATCGTCGTCGGGGTAAATCTTCCGCAGCTCGTCCGTCTGATTCGTTCGCTCGTAGCAGTCCTCGTCCACCACGATCGGATCTCCGAGGTGCCCGAGCTTGATGGACGTGTCGCAATAGACCTTGAAGCCCACCTTCTTCGCCTTGTGGCAGAAGCCGATGTCCTCACCGACCCGCGACCAGGTTGCGAACCACGGCTTCTCGATAGCCCGCAGCACCGCGGTCTTGATGAGCACAGCGCCGAAGCCGACGGCATCGCATTCGATCAGCCGGTCTTTCGGGTAGGTCTTGACCGAGAAGTTCTGGAAGTAGGCTTGACGCGCTGCGTTATCCCATCCCTCTCGCACCGTGTAGATGACCGGGTGATGCGGCGGCTTGCGCATGAAGGCCAGCGGGGCGACGATATCCACGTCGTGCGCCAGGAGCCGCTCGAAGACATCGATTGGCATCAGCATATCGTCGTCGATCATGTAGAGGTAATCGGCGCCGAGCTTGAGGGCTTCGTCGGCGAGCACCTCGCGGGCGATGTGCGCATGCATTCGGCCGGCTGTACCGACGAAGAACTGGAACGGCCGCTTGCGCAACATCAGGTCGAGGAACGCCGTATTGCCCGGCATGATCTCAGCCAAGCGCTTGGAAACCGACGCCATCTGCTCTGGGGAGAGCATCGCAGCCCGCAGCGCTTCGGCCGCGGATGAGAGCCCTTCGAGAATCCCGAGATGCAGATGCCCGGTCAGCCGATTATCGTAGCTCTCCGGGATGGTGTGGCCTTCGTTCGGAATGAAGACCGCGATTTTCAGCGGCTGAACCGCCTCAGGCGGCTCAGCCGCTTTTACTGGATCAATCCGAATGTCCACAGGAGCCTTTCCTTCAAGCTGAGCTTCACGGGCTGGCGGATGTGGTGGCCGAGGTGCTTCGCAAGGTTCTCTCGCCGCACTAGATCACCGTCCACATCGCAGCGGCACCAGTCATCTGGAAAAGGATTGCTGTTGAATCGCTTCAACTCGGCTTTTTCTTCCATATCGGCTTTTCCCGAGGTGGGAGGGGGAGAAGCTCTCTTCCGCTTCTCCCCCTTGGGTGGGGTTAGATCGCTCGCACCATGGCCTTGGTGTAGTTCAAGCCACCGCTGATGTTCGTGGTGGCGAGGTTGTAGATGTACTTACCGAGCAGAGTCGATACCGCCTGCGCCGTCAGCGTGGAAGTCATCTGGCCCGCGACGGCCGACGGGGACAGGTACGTGATGGCGTTCAGGCCCACCGTCTTATCCGCTTCGGCCGAGAGCAGCACCGAATTCGCCACGCCCCAGCAAAGTAGCCTGCCGGCGGTATTAGACGGGATGTCCCCTGCAGCGATGCCGACGAAACCCGGCCATCGGCCGATGGTCGAAGCCGAAACGCTCGACCCGTCTGCGCTGGCCGTCTCGGCGGCCAGTCCTCCCAGATAGCAAGCCCCCAAGCCCGTGGTGAGCGTGGCGGCGTCCGTGTTCAAGACCACGAGATAGATTTTCTCGCTGTCTCCACGTCCGATTATGCGTTGAAATTGCATTTGACCTTTTTCCTTTCTCGGCTAGGCCGACAGACCGGACAGCAGGCCGAGATTTCGGCGGTTGTTGGTGACCAGGTTTCCCTCGAAGAGCACCTGCGCCGTCGAGGCGTCCTGATTCTCCGGGGTGACGAACGGGGTCGTCTCGAAGTCCGCTCCCGACAGCACGCAGAACTTCAGGTAGCGGCTGTTCAGGATGTAGATCGTGTTCGCCGTGCAGTCCCGATCGAAGATGACCGGAATTCCCCGGAAGGCGAGCGTCGTGAAGCCCGCGTCGCCTGCGGCCTTGTTCGTACCGACGTAGCTGTATTGTTGCTTGGTCTGAAGTGCCGACTCGTAGCGCTCGTGGTTCGTCTGATCGGTGAAGAGCGCGTCGGGCATGTCGTTACCGCGCGAGATCGTGTTGACGCCCGTGCGAATCGCGTCGATGCCGTTGGTGGCGAAGCTGCCGACACTCAGTGCCGCGTAAGCCTTCCACCAAGCGAACGTGGCCGGAGCGAGTCCTCCGACCGTCGTGGTCGTCGAGACCAGAGCCGATAGGCCCGTCAGGTTGAGCGAGCCGTTGCCGGTGCCGTCCGAGAAGGCGTCGCGGCTGAGCCGGTCTCGAAGGCTCATCTCGGTCTGCATGGTCTTCGCCTTCAGGAGCGAGACCAGTTGCTGCTCGGAGCGGTTCACACGCCGTTCGTGGCCGCTCATCGAGATCGCCGCGGAGTATTGCTTCCAGGAGAAACGAGCGATCGTCATTCCGTCCTGGGGCGTGACAGCCAACTGTCCGTAGTTGGAGTAGCTGTCCACGGTCGAGTTCATTTCGTAGAGCACTTGCTCCACGATCGATTCTCCGCCCTGCTTGACCTCCTTGACCGTCGAGCCCCTCATCGCCATTCCGAGCTTCCCGTTCAGCCAACTAAGGAACGGGTTTACGTCGAAAATGTTATCGATCAGTTGCTTTCGGTAGTTCGCGAGAGTCGTGGTCAGGACGGCATCTTGAGTTCTGGTTTCAGCGATGCCGGGCATGTTTTATTCTCCCATTTCGAGTTTCGTGATGTTCAGCGTCCGCTTGGCTGCGGCTAGGGCTTGCTCGATGGTCTTGGCGGGGCCGATTTCGGCGATGGCCGATCCGGCTTGACCGTCTGCGACCTTGGCCTTGCTCTTCTTCTCTAGCTCCGACTGGTACGCTTTCTTCCCGATATCCTTGATGCGCGGACCGATTGCCCGCAGGAAAATGGTCTCGACCAGTTCTTCCGTGGGATGGTCCATCATCTGTTTGATGCTGGGATTGGAAAGCGCGGCCTGATCGTAAAGGCCGATCAGCTGCTTGAAGGCGTCGAGGTTGTCGGTCCATATTTCGCCGTATTTCTCGGCCACCGTGGATACCGCCGAGTTCGCATCGGCTTCTGCGGCGCGAGCGCGAGCCGGCTCGTATTCTTGCCGCAAGATAGCGAGCTTTCGGTCCGCCGCCTCTTCGGCCTTGCGCTCCGTGAGAGCGGTCAAGTACTGGATCTGTTGCTGGGGCGTGAGTTCTTCCCAGTTTTCCGTCCCGTACTGCTTGGCTAGAAGTTCAGTCTCGGCCCACGCCTTGAACTTCGGGTTGGCGGCGAGGTTTTCGAGCACCTGCGCCTTCCTGGCGATATCGCCGATTTTCTCTTTCTCGGCGTCCCATGCGGCTGCTTGTCGGCGCAGATCGGCTAGTTCCTGAGTCGTTCGCGTGTACTCGCCTTGGAGCTTCTTGTAGTCGCCAGCGGACTTTGCTTGCGTTGGGTCGCCTTTGTCGTCCGAGTCTCGACCCTTGATTTTCTCGGACGCTTCCTTTTCCGAAGCAACGCGAGCAGCGTCAGCATCGGCTGCGGCTTGCTCAGCTGCCTGAGTGTCCACTTCATCCGATGCCGGCGTCTGTTCCTCGATCACTTCGCCTTCGACTGTCATGTTGTTTGCTCCTAGTTGAGATAGGGGACAGCCGAGCTGCCCCGTTTACTCGTGCCAGCGACCGAGTAGATCCGGCCGCGTTTATCGCGAATGCCCGTATCGCCTTTCTCGGCCCATCCTTTGGCGGCGAGCTTACGGCGTTTGTCCTGGTGGGACTCGAAGTGCATGCCTGCGAATTCGTCGTAATGTGGGGTGAAGCCGTGGACGACGGGGAGCGAGAGAATTCGGGCTGCGGGCTCTCGGCATAGAGCGCATGCGACCAAACCTGTCCGTTCGCTCATTCGCGAGATGACCTCGGTCGTGTGGCCCGAGTCGCAGCGGTATTCGTAGAGGGGCATGGTCAGACCTGTCCCATCGCGGCGCCGAGTGCGGTCATCGGGTCTTGTGCCCCGCCGTTGCCGGCGGGAGACGCGGGTTCGGCGGCCATTGCTTGGGCCTGCGCCTGCATCAAGGCAATTTGTTGCTGCTCGGCTACCTGCTTGTCAGTCAAGAGTAGCCGTTCGTCGCGTTCCCCGAAGGCTTCCAGGAGCCGGCGGCGCAACTCACGCTGATCGACCAAGGCATCCCCGTTCAAAAGCTGGAAGAGCGCGTGCAGCTTCGTCTGACGTACCGCGTCATCGAGAGGCTCCGTAGATCCGATTTCGATCTCGAACAGGAACTCTTTCTCTACGTCTTGCGGGATTTGCGCCGGGTCGAATTTCAGGAACAGGTCAAGCGAAGCGGCGTCGGCCCCGAGCACCGGAATGAATTCCTCTCCGGTCTTGAATTGCCGCATGACGGCGGCGAATTTTGGGACCGCGCGACGCCAGAAATCCTCGAATTGGCTTCTTCGATCGTCCGACCGGGCTATCGACGGAGCCTGGATGTACGTGGCCTCCGTGGCGGTCTGCACGTTCTCTCGTGCACCCCGATCGAAGAGTGTCACGCCGAATATCTCGCGCATCTGCTGCTTGACGTCTTCTTTGACCTGCGAGTGGTTGAATTGCAGGGGCGGCATGGGAACGATACCGATGGCTTCCAATGGGGGTCCCTTGATCTCGACGAGCGAGCCCGTTTCTCCGCGTTCGAGTTGGTCGAGCGATTCACCATCGAAGTAATTCCCCTGATACAGCAGCTTCGGAGTGAACCGTTTGACGTGCCGCAACTCCTCGCTAGAGAGCTTATTCAGCTCGATCTGCTGGTCTTTGTAGGTGGACGTATCGGCGATGCCAATCGACTCGTCGGGCACTTCGTTAAATTCGAGGAACTCGGCCGGGAAGCCGTCCAGGTCGAACGGCCAATCGTCCTCGAAGATGAACTTATCGTGCCCGGGCACGTAGACCATCATGTGATGGGTCTTGCGGTCCCAGATTTCCCATCGTTCCACACGCGCGAATTCCGCTTCCACGGCTCCCATGAGACCCGGATCTCGCCCCCACAGTGTGGTCTGTGCACCTTGCTTCTCCAGGTCCACGGTCAGGTTCGGGCGCAGGTCGGAGGTGCCGCGGTATTTCGGGTTGCGTTTCAGGTCCTCTAGTGCCGACACGGATCGGAACGCCATCCACCTCGCTTCTTCACGCGAGCGGACTTCGGTGTCCCAGCGAACGTCTTGCGGGCTCCACCGAACGATATACGGGGCCTCGCTTTTGACGAATTCGTTCATTTCCAGAAGCTCATCGTCGCGAATCCATTCCGACTCGACGGTGTAGCCGATCTTGACGCACCCGTAGGGTGTCAGCAGGGCGTCGAGCAGCGCGCGGTCCATCTGGCGCTTGATCTTCAGGTCCTCGATGTAATAATTGATGGCCGCTTCCAGGGCGCGAGACGAGTCGGCAATGGGTATCGTGTCCCCCTGCCGATCCGGCCTGCGCGGGCGCACGAAAATCTTCGGCCTACGAAATGAGATCCGGGGCATCAGGATCTTGACGTTGGAGTAGACCATGTTGATGGTGATCCGCTCCCCGTCCTGGAAGTTCGCGACGGTCTCTTGCTGCTCGCCCTTGTACCAATCGATCCAGTGCTTGTAGTTTGGCTCGTGTACGCGATGCCAGCGATCATGAGACATCTGCAAACGCGCTTCCCAAGCGGCGAAGTCTGTACTCTTGGACATGCTACCTGCTCGCTCCCATGACGCGCTCGCGCCGTTTTTCTCTCTCCAAGCCGCGCTTCCACCAGGCAAACGAGTTAAACGGTACGACGGTACGCTTCGCAGGACGCGGGCGTGGGCAGCGCTGCAAGATGTAGCTGAGCGGATCGATGGCGTGGTCGTCCCCAACGGTCTGCTCTTTGGCGTGCTCCAGGAACGTTCGCTCTTTCCAGCGCAGCAGCTTGAGTTCGCGCACCAGGTTCGGGCACGATTCGAAAATGTAGAGCCCCGCGCGCTGCGTATCTGGATTGATCGATAGGAAATCCACGATGCGGCTGCGCGATTGCTCCCTGCTCTTGTGGCCGGAGTCCGATGGGATCGTCGCTATGCCGTAGCCGGCCAAATCGATTCTGAGCTGCGCGCCGCTCCGATCGGCTACGGTGAAGTCGAATCGCTCGTCGCCCGAGTAGTCGAGGATTCGCTCGGCGTGGCTCTTCGTGGATGGTTCGCCGGTCTCGTAGTATTCCCGGTACACGTAGAGCGTGCCGTCGATTGGGGACTGCGCGACCCAGAGGCAGCAAAATGGATCTCTAGCTCCGAAGTCGATTCCCCGATACCGCTTCCAGCCGGCGGGGATCTCGAAGGGCGCAATCACATGCAGCTTCGGCTTGAGCCGGAAGACCGCGCCCGTGTAGAGCACCCACTCGCCCAGGAACTGCTCGCGGAAGCTCTCCTCGGTCATGACCCCCTTCTCGACGAGTGCTCGCGCCAGATCCAATTCCTCGGGCGGATAGTTCGGGTTCTCCAAGACGGACCAGTTGAACGACTCGACCCCCACCTCGTTAGACTGCCCGCCCAGCTCGTAGTACCGCCAGACCCAATCCGAGCCCATCTGAGGAGTGGTGGACACGATCGTTCTGCCTCTACGCACGCGCAAGGTCGCGTCCACGTACCGCTCGTACACATCATTATTGATTTGTGCGGCCTCGGCCATGATGACCCAATCGAGTTCCTCTCCGAGAAGACCGGCCGGCTTGTCGGCGGATTTCGCGCGCACTTCGGAGTGCCACGGAAATTTCAGCCACATGTCCCCGGTGCGCGGATCGTATTTCTTGTGGACCGGCTTCGGCACCCCGAGCGACGGTCCGCGTATCACCAGGTCGTCCCAGATGTAGCGGAATTCCTTCTCGGCCAGTTCGTAGGACGGCCCAACGATCCAGCCGCGCGTGCCGGGCAGCAAGATCATCGGCTCGACGTCGCGAGCCGCGCAAAACGACTTCCCCGCGCGCCGCGCGCAGCATGCTACCTTGATGCGCGCGTCCGAAGCGTGGAACGCCGCTTGCCCGGCCCCCGGCTTGTAGCTGAGCCGCTCGAACCATGCCGACTTCTCGATCACCTAGAGAGATTCCTCGTCTTGCCGGGCGCCGGCAGCGGCTTCGGCACCGAGCGCTGCCGATTCGGAAACACCACGCCAGGCGATGGATGATGCTTCTTTTTCTTTTTCGTCCCCCATACCGGGGCCGTCCCAGCCGCCACAGTTCCCAATAACGTGAATGCTTTCTTCGGCATTTTCAGTTACCTCCCCAGCCACCGGCAAGAAGCCGTCCTAGCAACGTGGCAAATGGCGCATTCGGATCGACGCTCTGCGGCCAGCCCGAAGCACTGGCCACAAGCTGCCCAAACGGTCCGTAGCGCCCAGAGGGCGGAGAGACCGGAAAAGGCCGGGGAGGATAAGGGCCCGCATAAGGGCCCGTCATCGGGGGAAACACCGGGGGGCTTGGGGGACCTGACCTAAGCTCGGCTAGTATTTCTGGCGGGATACCGCCAAAACCAGGCCCAGGCGGCTGCGCTCCTGGCAGACCAGGCCCCCACGCCCAAGCCAGAGGCGGGGGAAAAGGATTGGGAGGAAGAACAGGGGGAACCGGCGGAAAGGGCCGAGAAGGCAGTCCAGGAAGCCCGGACGGAGGCCCTAAAAACTGCGGCGCAAGCCCGTAAAGCGCAGGCCCCAACGGGGGGGGAAGCCCATGACGCGCTGTAGAGCCCGCAAGCCCGGACGGAGGCCCCAGAAAATCAGGAGGCCGTCCACTACCCCCAGCCGTCTGCCCGCCCGCGCGACTCCGATGCAACGCCTGCGCCACCGAAACCGCATTCGTATCCCACGGCCTTCTCGCCGCACTCCCCCCATTCGCCCCCTGCCCTTGCCCCTGCATTACTCTTGAAAGCGCACTCGCTGCCATCTATCCCGCCCCCTCTTTCTCCTCCGGCTTCACTTCACCCCGCTCCCATCGAAGTGCCGAATCGTGATCCGTAAAACGATACGAACGCGGGTAAAATCCGTCAACGTGACTCCAACCAACCCACTCGGCATTATCGCCATTACCCTGCTCAATATCAAAACTGTGGTTGTGCCTCACCGACACCATCCCACACTCACACTCTCTAACCACCACTCGCCTTCTTCTCCGCCTTGACCACTATCTCCACAGGCCCAGAGAGCCGCTTCGCCCCACCCTTGATCTGATCCACCAACTCCAACCACCCTGTCTGCTCATCCTCCCCAGCTCCCTTCCTCATCTTCACATACGCTATCGACGCCAATCTCCCACTCACATCCATCATCCGATTGAACACCTTCGCAAACTCAAAAACCGCCCGATTCTTCTCCGCCCCATTCATGTCCGCCTGCGCCAAATTCTCCATCGCCCTGCGCATCAACTCCCCAACCTCATCGTATCCAGTCTCAATATACGCAAAGGCCTTCCGCGCTACCCGATTGCACGCCTCCCGTATCTCACTCTCCTCCACCTCCCGCTCCCGCTCCCACTTCCGCGCCTGCTCCTCTATCGCCTGCTCCTCCCGCTTGCGTAGGTCGTTCCCTATCCCGCTCATCGCCCCTCTCCTCCCCTAGTCAGCCCCTTACCTCGTTCCATGCCGTGCGGCCGTGACAGGGAGGGATACATAAAACTAGAGGTGGCCGGGGGAGGGGGTGCCGGGGGTCGCATTCCGTTATGACGCACTGAGTCACGAATGGCGTTCTGAATACGTGGAAACCAGTTAAGTGCATGAACTAACTGCATTTTCTCTGTTGTTGTCATAATAGCCATTATCAGACGTAGCTGTAATCATGCGGATTGACAGCGAAATCAGAGAGCTTTGTATCGGTTAGTCTGGAATCTGTCATCGGTCAGGGTTTCCAGGTCGAAAACATCTCGGAATCACTCAGTTATTGGCACCAGGGATGCATTACGATCAGCACAACACGAAAAACTGTTAGTCTGATGTTCCACGTGAAACATATTCAGTTGGTTGGTCAACCTTCGGCCCACTGATCGAAGGCTGCGCCATGAAGATGAGCGATGGTAGGGGAAGTGAGGGGGGAACCTAAGCCGTGACGGTGACAGAACTCGATAGCGCCGTGATTGCCGTAGAGGATGAGTGCGAGTCTGCGGACTTCGGAGATGGGGATGACGACGGCAGGATCGGAGCGGCGAGATCTGTTGATGACCCAGAGGCGGATGAGTTTATGCCTACTCAAGAGGGTTTCGAGGAGACTAATTGAGCGGGAGATGGCAGCGGCAAGGCGTTTGATGGACCAGTGGAGGTCTGGGTTATAGGCGACCTGTTCGTAGTCGCGGCGGTAGTGTGTGCGGTGAGGCATACGCGCCGATAGCGCTGTTCGCAGCGAACGAGGAAGACGGGCGAGAGAGAGAGCAGGTTTTGACACAACATGTCAAGAGAAAAACGAGCGGTTAAGAATTGTGTTGTAGTGGCGTTAGGTTACGGGTTTTACGCTGTGCGTCATTTAGGTCCAAGGCTGCGGGGCGCAATCACAACTACATGCCCACCATGCTCTATGGCTCGGCATGCAAGCCGCGCTGCGTCAAGAACGGTGTTTGGCGAACGGCGGTTGGAACGCACGTTAGTGGGCGTGTGTACGACAATGTTGTACGTGGGGCGTAGGGTTTTTTAGTTCTTTCGGACTAGAGCGGGTTAAATTTGTTGGGGTTTTTGGGGGCTAAATCTTGGCATGTGGCGTGCATTGTATGGGAGCAAAGGGGATGACCATGGCATACAATCGCGACGCACTAGCGCACTATGTTGGTAAGGCACAGCTTGCCGCATTGCGGCAAGGTTACAACGGAGAAGAAGGCGTGTTCTTCGCGGACAAGATGCGCGAATATGTCGAACGCATTAAGGCGATGCCGCAAACCTATGCGCAAGACGGCCTCGGCGCGGCGGCGCTCGTTCACTTGCACTACTTCAGCGGCGCGTCGGACTGGTACATCACCGAGAAAGATAGCGATCCCGACGCTGAGGGTCAGATACAGGCTTTTGGGCTCGCCGACTTGTTTCATGACGGCGGCGAGCTCGGTTACATCAGCATCAAGGAGCTGATCGAGGCGAACGTGGAGCTGGACTTGCACTGGTCGGTTAAGACGCTCGAAGCCGTTCGAGGTGCGTACAAGCTCGACGAGGGCGACGAGGGCGACTGACAATGATCCCCGACTTGCTCATCAAGCTCCCGCTTTGCCGCGGAATATTCGTGGGGGGGTGCGTCGAGCGCGGCGTAGGGTCTTCTTTTCGCGCCGTTGCCCATACTCACAACCTCCGCAGCGATCCCTTTTTCGGCTGGATCTGCTTTCGAAAGGCAACTAAACTGATGGATTATTTCAAGCCTGAACCAAGCCCGATGCTCTGGCACGAATACGCACACCTGCTCGCGCCCGATAGCGGCCATGGGCCGGCTTGGAAAAGGGCCTGCGCGACGCTTGGCCGAAGTCTCGGCGTTCACGTTCACTCATACTACAAAGGCAAACGAAAGTGATTATCGTCTGCCCATCTCTCGCCTTGGCCGAAGCCGACCTAGCCAAAGCGACCAGCATGGAAGCAACGCTCGAAGCGGCGAAGGTCCGCCAGATCCATCTGGAGACCTGCCCGCGATGCCGGCGCGAGCGCATGGAGTGGCTCAGCGACCGGCGCTGAAGCCGTTCTTGCTAGCGAGCTGAAAAAAATGAAACCAACGATAGTCCTACTAGCCTTGACCCTGTGCGGATGCGGCACGGACGAAAGCTCTACGCTCGAAGCTCTTCAGGCGGGAGCCGTGACCGTGCAAAGCATCGGCCGGGAGCTCTACGCAATCACCGTGGTCAATCACCTCGTCCCCTGCGACAGCCAGACCCATCACGACACCTGGATCAACACCACCGGGCGCCCGATCTACGTGCGCAAGGTCGAGATGTTCGAGGGGGCAAACTTCCAATCCTCGGTTTCCGACGTGGCCTTCAAACTCGGCCGCGCCCCTGACGACATGATAATTGCCACCTACCCGCGCGACGCCTACGAAGGGTCAAGCCGCAATTGCGCGCCGCACGTAACGGATTTCCACGGGGATTTCATCACCGTCCGCCCCGCAGAGGGCCTAGTAGCCCACCAATTCTGCTCGAACATCCGCTCGTCCCCCGAGATGCTCTTCACGGCGACCGTCTGGTACGCATGGGCCCCATGAGCCCATGACGCACCGCGGGTCTCGCAGGAGCCCCGCAGAGCCCCGCGACGAACTGGGTCCAGGCGGGAATGCCTCCTGGTGCCCGAAAACGCGGCCTTGGGTCCTCTCCGTGCGTCCTGGGGGCATCCCTGACCCCGCCACGCACCGGTCTGGAGGCTCCGCTCACCGCTGCCACCACTCCTCACGCTCGGGCTCGTAACTCGGCATTTTATGGCACCCCTTTGACGGCCGCGATCTGTTGGATCTGACGTAAAAAAGCCTGCGCTTCTTCTTTGGATGCCGGCAGCTCTTCTGGTTTGACTGGCTCATCCCGCTTGGGTTTTGCCGGCGCAACGGGTGAGCTTCCAGGACGTTCATCCTCCCAACGGCGGTTTTTGATCCACCGCTCGGGCCACTGCATGGGATAACGCTCGCCTAGCTTGAGTCCAGGCC